GGAGCAGTCAATCTAACTAATTTAGCTAATAGATGTGTTTTAGCAGCTACTATTTTAGGAGGCACTGGTAGATTTACATATGGATACAATCTTGTAGGTACGACAAACGCATCTATTGAGATGAATGTTACTACTATTGTGCCGGGTGCTTTGGCATCTGCATCGAATAAAGTTTTTGTTAATGGCGCTGCCGTTACTACTACAGGTGTTTCTGGTACACACCTTGTTACTGGTATCTTTTAATAGTTGAGAACGGAAAATGAAAATGGAACTCAGTACTGGCAGTGCCCTCGGCTATGCCATCGGTAAATTTGGGATGGTGAAACTTTTAGGCTTTGGTGCTGCATTAGTCGGTGCTGGACTCATGGCAATCTTCCGTCCACCATTGACTAGAAAAGAATTGTTTCTTCAGGGAGCAGTAGCACTTGGGTGCTCTCTGCTTCTTGGTGGAGTATTTGTTAGTTATCTAGATTCTTTGTTTGACTGGATTAATCTAGCAACTGCTCCAATAGAAGAAGTCATTCAATTTAATGTAGCTGTGCATGGTCTATTAGGTGCCCTATCATGGGGTATCTTTGGTGGCCTTGCAGTTGTTAGAGATAGGGTATCTAAAGACCCTGTGGAGGTAGTAAAGGATGTTCGCGGACTATAAAAATTATATTTATGTTGCTATCTTTCTTTCGTACTCTTTCTTTGTTTGGCATGTCTCCTCAAAAGTAACTGAGAATACTTATCTTACTGAAAAGACTCTCATGCAGCAAGAGTTGGCAGACAAGAAGCAACAAAAGCAGGATGTTGCAGATAGTGTTGGCAAAGTAGTTGAAAATGCTCTTCAGGTCTATCAACAAAATCAGAACAAAAAACAAAAGGAATTGCTTGATGAAATACGTAAAGCTCCTGTGTATCATGATTGCATCAACACTCCTGATGTCGTGCAGTCACTTACCGATGCAAGAAACAGGGCGAACGAAGCCATCGGCAAATAGTATGCAAAAGTGCTCCACTATACCTAGTCAGGAAACTACTAGCTTTGGGGACACAGTATCAGCACTAGACGAGATGTACTCTTTGTATACAGACTGTGCTATACGACATAATGGATTAGTGGATTTCGAGGAGAAGACAAATGGCCCTTAGCGGTGTAACTACATGGCAACTTACGCTAACACAAATAGTAGATGCCGCTCTCCGTAAAATCTCAATGATTGGTGATGGCGTCACTGCCACTACTACACAGAAAACAGCAGCAACGCAAGCACTCAATGCTATGCTTAAGTCCTTTGCTTCTAAAGGCATGCCCTTGTGGCAGATTTCTGAGTACTCATTTCCATTAACAGCCACTCGTAGTTATAGTATTGGTATTGGACAGACACTAGCTGTTCCAGCACCACTTAAGATCATTCAGGCATATCAGAAGGATACTACTGCAATTGACAGTGTCCCACTTAACATTGTAACTCATTACGATTATAATGAGATGTTGCCGACATCTACTAATACAGGCACACCTGTTAATTTATTGTACTTACCGGGAAATCAAGTGGGTACGATTAAAATCTGGCCTATGCCTGATGCCTATAGCATTGCTAATAGACAGATCACGATCACCTACCAAACTCCTGTACAGGATATGGTCAGTGACACAGATAACCTAGATTTTCCACAGAACTGGACTGAAGCTATTATCTATGGCCTTGCTTGGAGATTGGCACCAGAATATGGCGTTCCTCCAAACGATCTAAAAGCTATGGCTAACACTGCTCAGTTATTCCTTGATGATGCTTTGTCATTTGGAACTGAGGAAGGTAGTATTACTTTCATGCCCGATTGGGTAGGTAGGAGATAATGAGTGGCTTATACTAATACTCCTCAAATCTCCACATATAAAACACAACGTATCAATCTTGTTGGTAATCCACAGTATCGAAATGGCACATCGATTAGTAAGGACCAACGATTTGTAAATGCTTTTCCAGAAGGTATTAAATCGATTGACTCTGAGAATGCTGAGTACTATGTTAAGGAACGAGCAGGACTTCAGTATCAATCTGGCAGTGCTGTAGCAGAGGGTAGAGGACTATTCAACTTTAATGGTAGTGTCTGGACAGCCGTAGGAAGTACATTATATCGTAATGGTACTTCTGTTGCTACTCTTGGGAACTCTACTGGTAAAGTAGGTTTTACTCTCTTCAATGGTACATATGATGCTATGTGTGTCTTTGATGGCATTAAGGGATGGGTTGTTAAAACAGACAACTCTGTGACACAAATTACAGATGTAGATTTTCCTACTCCACATGTCCCCACACCTGTCTTTATTGATGGCTATTTGTTATGTGTTAAGGCAGGTACTGCTGACATCTATAACTGTACTTTAGAAGACCCATTTACATGGGACTCTTCAAACTTCATCACTGCGGAGATGTATCCTGATCCTATTGTGGCATTGACAAAGAACAAGAACTATGTCTGTGCTATTGGGGAGAAGACTACAGAATTCTTCTATGATGCGGGTATTGCTACAGGAAGTCCATTTGCAAGAAATGATTCCTTTGTTCAACAGATCGGTGCTCCTGCTATTGGAGCTATTGCAGGTACAACATCAGAGATTGTCTTTGTTGGCAGTACTGGTCAATCAGGACGCTCTGTATGGGTTATGAGTGGTGTTAAGGTAACTGAGGTTGGTATTGAGCCTATTAGACAAGTGCTGGATGCTGAAGGAACTAACATCTCAACTGCTAAAGCATTCACAGTTCGTACTAAGGGACATGAGTTCTTTGTAGTGAATCTTACTGCACGCACTCTGGTCTATGACATCACTTTAAAGTTATGGCATGAGTGGGCTGCTGCGGATGGTGTCTCTGTATTTCCATGCAACTATGCAGCAGATAATACTTCAGGTAGTTCCTATCTACTACATAGTACAAATGGAAACCTATTCAAGTTAGTAGATTCTCTAGCAACGGATGAATATACAAGTGGTGTATTGACATCTATTACTGTAAGCATGACTACTATTCGAGTTGACTTCGGTAATAATAACAATAAGTACTTATCTAGATTCTCCTTAATTGGTGATTCCCCAAATGGCAGTACTCCAACTACTTGCACAATCCAATGGTCAGATGATGACTACGACACATGGTCAACAGGTACTACCATGAGTATGACAGATAAACTGATGACTATTACTCAATTGGGTGGTTTCCGTAGACGTGCTTTTAGGATTACATACAGTCAACCATATCCTCTTCGTCTTACTGGCTTTGAGATAGATATCAACTTAGGAACACGCTAATGGCTACTACTTTACCACCACCACCAATTGGAGCTGATCCCACTAGTTGGGCACAGTCTGATTGGTATTCTAAGTTGGTTGTATACCTCACTAGCACTGGTGCTGTTCCTTGGGCACTTATTGACAAGTCTGGTTCTAATCTTGCAGATATTGCTACTAGAGCACATAATACTTTACAGAGTATGCAGGGAGGAACAACAAATGAATTCTACCATTTAACTGCTGCTCAGTATGCTGTTGTTGGTTTGGGAAATCATAATGACCTCTTGAGCAAACAAGGTGGTACTACGAATGAGTACTACCATCTTACGGCTGCTGAGTACGCAAATCTAAATACGTTTATTTCCCAAGCTGCTGATCCGACAACTTCGAATATAGCCGCAGGAAGATACGCTATGTACAAAAATACGACCAGTGGCTTATTGAAGCTTTGGGCAAATGATGGTGGCACACTTAAGAGTGTAACACTGACTTAAAGGATAAATATATGTCTTGGTTTGATTTTGATTTTCCCGGTGGCAGCGACAGCAGTGGCGGAGGTTCTAGCTCTGATTGGAACTATGATTGGGGTGGTAACAATGGTGGTGACTCTAATGGTTCAGACTGGTCACAGGGTTCTGGTAATGCTATGTCTAGCAATACTGGTGGCTATGATCTTAGTTCTTTATTTAGTGGTCTTAAGGATGGCATCAATACTTTCAATAAGTATGGTGGTAGCACACTAGTAAAAGGTGGACTTGCCGCATACGATGCTTATCAACGTAATCAGAATGCCAAAGCTCTGCAACCACAGATCAATGCCCTAAATAACATGTACCAACCGGGTAGTCCAGAAGCTCTGCAAATGCAGAAAGAATTGGATGCTCGTGACGCTGCTGCTGGTAGACGTAGTCAGTATGGCACACGTTCTGTAGAACTTAATGCTGATCTTGCTAAACAACGTGCAGGTATTCTTACTAGCCCCGGCTATCTCAATCTACAGTCTGCCCGTATGGGTAGTACAAGTGGTGCCTACAAAGGTCTTGGTGATTTCTTTGGGGAGTTGAGCAAGACTAACTTTGCTGATGGTGGCTTGGTTGGTGGCTCAGGTACTCCTGATGATTCTGATATTCAGTGGAAGGGTACAGAGAATGGCTTAGGTGCTCATGATCTTACCTTCTTGTCACAGTATCCTACAGGTGGTAATGGCAATGGGGATACAACAATTCCACTAGGTTCGTGGAGCAGCAAGTTTGATACTGGTCCTAAATCAACTCCTGATCCAACACCAAAGAATCCATACAATGATCCAACATTGCCTAGTGATGATGATCTTCAGTCTATGGCACAGAATGCTGGTTACAATCCTAATGGGGATCAAGTAGCTAATGCTGTCACAGGACAGGGAGATGCTACATTAGCGGACTTTTGGCAGGGCGGTGGCAATACTGGTGGCTTAGGACAAGCAATCGGCTCCGCAAATACACTAAATACAAATACTTCTTGGCAATCACAAGAGCAAGCTTTATATGATGCTCAACAGGCTGCCTATAACAGTATAGGTAGTTTTAGTAATGCTTATGGACAAGGTGGTAATGGTAAAGGCGGCTATGCTAATAGTGCTCTCCAAAACTATATTGATGCTTCTGATGCCTATAAGAAATATGTATCCACTGCCCCTACGGGTGTGACACCGGGGAATTGGAGTAATTACAATCATAATACTAATGCTCCTGCTGATGCTTATCGGACTTATACTCCGAATCCCCTTGCTTCATCCCAATGGAATTCTAGTTATGTCAGTCCTGTAAGTAGTACTGGTGTAAACTATGGTTCTAATGCAGCAGCTCAACAAGGTAACATGCCGGGGGGCATTAGTTTTGGTGGATTCAATGGTTCAGGCGGTGGAGGAAGTTCTCTTCAACTAAGTAACGGTTCTATGGGATCATACTTTGCTGACGGTGGACATATCCCCGGTCATGATCTGACAGGACGTGACGACTTCAAAGCTAACTTAACGCGTGGTGAGTATGTATTGCCAGTCCGTGTTGTTGATGCCATTGGTAAAGACAAATTGGATCAGCTAGTCGATATGTATAACAAACCTAAAGGACGTAGATAATGGCTGGATTGCAGGATTATTTTACAGACGATCAAGGTACATATGGTGCCTTTAATCAAGGTCAACAACGAGCTATCAATCAAAATGATGTCCAAGCACAACAAAACTTTTTAGCTCAACAACGTCCACTTCAACTTCAACAACAGGATTTAGCTAACCAAACTACTCAAGCTGGTTTGGGAAGCATTACTGCTAGAAGTGCTATTGATTCTGCTGGTGTAGATGATGCCATTGCTGCTAAGAAAGCTGCCCATCTACAAACTATGGATGACAATCAACTAAAGTCTTTTGCTAATAACGGACAGAAGTTGGCTATGATTGGTGCAGCTATTAAGAATGTTCCTCCTGCTGCTCGTGTTGCTGCGTTTCAATCTATGGCACAGCAGTATGGCATTGGTACTGATCGTGCTGCTGATTACCTTAATGGTGATCCTGAAACATTGCCTCAACGGTTGTCTGACACAGGGCGAGATATCATTCTCTCTACAGGAGATACGATTAAAGCTCGTGCCTTGAATGCAGATAAAGATGCTTCTGATGAACGTCAAAATAAGTATCGCACCGACCAAGCACTTTCTATTGCTGAACTGCGTGCTCAAGCACAACGTGATGCGGCCCGTCAAAAAGCAGGCAATGTAAAACCTGATGTACGTATGGCCCAACTTCTGGCAATTCCAGCAGACCAACGTAACCAAGATCAGACTAATGAGATTGCTTCTTTGGCGGACTTTATCTATACACAGAAGTCTCTTGGTGCTAATCAAGTTTCTCCTGAGATTGTTTCTGGTAAGGATGTAACAACACCTGCTGGACGTACTGCTGACGCTGCTGCTAGATTGTCTGCCAAGCCAACACAAGCACAGATGACGCCACAGGGCAATGATGTTGTAGGGACTTCTAATGGAGTTCCGGTTTACGGTATTAAAGGTAGACCAGAAACGTATCACACTAAATAAGGATATACATGATACCATTTACAGGCACATTGGACGATGATTCGTCGGCTGCTCCCATGAAAGTCACTCACAACAATATCAAGCAATTCTCCGGTATTGATAAGAATGGCAATCCTAGCACTAATGATGCTGGTCAAATGAGCATGGATGATCTTAAGTTAGCAGAGAATGAATACTTTGCTAATAAGGAGGGAACGACGCAACAAGCGTCTTCCTTTCGTCCCTTCACAGGTACACTTGATGCCGATGTCAAGCCTTTTACTGGTAAGCTTGATGATGCTAGTTCTAGCAAGGCTGCTGTACCATTCAAAAGTGGCTCTGCATTTGAAGAGACTGGTAAGCTTATTCCGTCAGTAGATGACATCAAGAACACATGGCAGACATTGAAAGATCAATGGGCTAATCGTCACAACACGCCAATGACTGTTGAAGATGCCAAGAAGATGATGGCAGATGAACATGCTGTCGGATCAGGTGTCTTGGATACTGTTGGTGCATTACCTGCTATGTTGATTGGTGCAGGTAAGGGTGTCTACCAAGCTATTAAAGATAAGGATGCTACATCAGGTCTTAAAGCTGCGAATGAAACAATGCAGAACTGGATGCCTAGTACCTTGTTGGGTAACAAAGACGATCAGGACAAAGAAGGATACAAAGCTACGATGGCACCATTCACTGGTCTGATGGATACGCTCAATGCTATTCCACAAGGCTATGGTGAGATTATTAATGCTGCTGGTTCTCCTAATGCTGCTGCACAGGTAACTGATGCTGGTAAGTTGGGTATCCTTGGTGCTACTGCTCTTGCTGGTGGTCATAGTCTTGTTAAGGGTGTTCGTGGAGAACGTTCCCCTATCTTGGACTCTGCTGATAAATTAGAGGCACTTAGTAGACAACCAGTTCCTGAACCTACAGTACGACCGAACGATGCTCCTCCATTGAACATGGATGGTGTGCCACCACGTCTACCAGAGACTGATCCATTCAATACACAGCCACAACCTGCTGGTGAGTTGCCAACATTAAATACACCTGTTGTAGATAATGCTCGTGCTCTATCAGGCACTGACGTACCGGGATTTCCTGTACTGGATGAGACTATTCCCGGCAAGCAAATGCCTAATGGTGAGGCAGCTCCTGTACAAGCTATGGAACGTCCTAGTCCTGCTGATCTTCGTGAACAAGCAGATACACAGGCGCGTTACCAGAACAAAGAGGACTTTAACAATCCTCTAGATAATGGTCTGACTGAGCAATACGCCAAGGCACAGGAAGAATTTGCACGTAAGCAAGCACAGGATGAAATTAGCCAATCACGTAATGCTGCATTTAACATGGCTGAACACCAGAAGCAAACTGATCTGGTGAAGATGGAAGCAGAACGTCAACTACAAATTGCTCGTGATGCTGGTGATCTAAGTTATCGAGAACTCTCTGCTGAGGGTGATAAGTCACTTATGACACGTCAAGACACACTTGGCATGCTCAATGAAGTTGCTGGTGGTAATCTCAAAGGTGCTCTGTCCAAGATTGCTGAGTCACATCCAGATTCTGCTTATCGTTCCTTGGCATCCTATCTTGCTACTCGTGTAGATGATATCAATACTAAGTTACATCTTGATGGTGAACTTATGCATGGTGATCGTGCTGTAACAGGCTACCATTCACCATCTACTAATACTGTTGGTTTCTCTATGAAAGGTGCTGTATCACCCCATACAGTTCTCCATGAAACAGTGCATGCTCTGACAACACAGTTCATGGCTATGCACCCATCTAGTGGTCTGACTCTAGGTATCCGTGATCTGTATAGACAAGCACAAGGACATCCTGCTCTCAAGGATTTCTATGGTGTTACTAATATGCGGGAGTTTGTTGCAGAGGCGTTCTCGAACCCTAAGTTCCAAGAAGCATTGAAGCAGATTAATGTTAAGTCACCTAGTGGCCTACGTAATATGTGGGATCGTTTCGTACAAGGTGTGAAGAGTATCTTTGGTATTAAAGACAAAGAAGTGGGTAGTATCTTGGAACATACTCTTGATCTTGGTAAACAAGTGATTGAGAATTCCGATAAGGGCCTACGTAAGTCCTTTGTGGAGATGGCTAAACGTCAAGGTATCCCTGACAAGATTGCTGACTTCATGACTGTTCCTGAAGATAAGAAACCTGTCTACACTAAACAGAATGAAGCTGCTGAAAAGGTCTTGAAAGGTATTCCGGGATTATCGTCACCTATCTCTGACTTTGCTTTCTACGATAAACCTCTTCCTGAGATTATCGACATGGCAAAGCAAGCTACTGACATCCCAAATACTGCTTTGGAAAAGATGGCACAGCAGTTGCAAGCTGGTGGTTTGTTTGAGTCCCTGAAGACCCGTAATCCTGTTGTCAAGTATACATACGAACGTGTTACTCGTGCCTTCCAAGAAGCAGCAAATAACGTAAAAGTTAATCTGTTGGATGAGCACACTGGTATCAAGACATTCATGCGTGACATGACACCAACTGAAAAGGGTGAGATTCACAGTGCCATGATGTTGAATGAGGGTATCAAGGAACTGTCTAACAGTGAACTAGCTTCTGCTGGTTTCAATGAAAAGCAGATTAACTACTACAACAAGTATCGTGAGTTGTCCAAGAAGTTCTTCAATGATCTGAATGAACGTCGTAAGGAGATGGGACTTACTCCTATGGAGGAACGAACTGCTCACATTGCAGGACGCTTCATGGGCGACTTCTCCCGTATGGTTACAAAGGGAGATAAGGTTGTTGGTCGTATCTCTGCTCATACCAAGTGGGAATTGGATCGTGCTACCAAGCATATTCAGGAACAACATCCCGAATTTGAAATGGGTAAGCAAGACTACAATGGTTTGTCCACTGGTAAGAATGCTGCCGCTACTCGGTTCAATGGTTTGATGGAAGCCCTGAACTTTGTTGCTAAGACAGACAGTGACTTTGCTGGTCTTATGGACAGCTATCGTGATTACATCAAGTCAGACGCACAGAACTATCTGAATGCTACACGTCATGCTAAACAGAAAGTACAACAAGCTGGTGGTATCATTGGTTCTGAGGGTAACAAACCTTGGAAAGATACTGTAAAGAATGCGGAGGAGGGTATGAAAGCCCAACTGTCGTACTTCGAGCAGGGCTACCAATGGATGGCTGTAGAGAAGGCTGTAGGCGACATCTCTAAGGTGGTGACAGACAAGGAAGTCATTGATAGGACTCCTCGTGCAGTTGAGTGGGCTAATAAGTATGTTGACCATTCCCTTGGTCGTAGACAGGGATGGTTGAATGATGCTACTAATGGTCTACTGAATACTGTGGGTGAAGCTACTGGCTTTGGTC